GCTGTTCCAACATTGGTTTAGGTACTTTTAGGTAGACCACTTGGAAGTCTGTATTCGGTAGAGCCATGGCATACTCTAAGAAAGACTGATTAAAGATTCGATCACCTTCGAAAAGGATGTTACAATTATTGCTTTTGATCCATTCTTGGACGTTCGGTTGGACTGCCATCGATAGGCGATCAGTTCCAGCGAAGACTTCACCCTCTTCATACTTACCTAGAATGTATAGATCCATTTCAGTATTATACATCGCTGAGACTAGTTTGGCTGGCTCGCATTGAATCCACTGTTTACCTTCCATAAACTTACGGAATAATGTAGTCTTACCAGTACCTGGACTTCCACCAACTGCAATTAGCTTTCTAGTTTTCATAGGGTTTGTAACTTTCGTAACAGTAGCGATATCTGTGACACCAATTCTTTCATTAAGCATTTCTAATCTCTTTAATCAAAGTTTCCATTTCGTCTTTATTGAAGACCCATACTCTTCCGATGAAGTGATTAACATCGGTATCCATATTCTTCTTCTTGGTAAATGACATCTTATTAAGAATCTGTGTAGTAGCAGTCTTAGCTAGATTCTGTTTGATATGTTCTGCATAGTCTGGTTGATCTGCCTTTAGTTTCATTAACTCATGTTCAGCGACTTTATGTTCAACCACAACTTGATTCATCTCAAACTTATCTAGAATTTCTGCATGTGTAGCACGATTCCAGATGGCAGGATTAGCATTAATATTACCAGTAGTAGTAATACCACCAGAACCACCAGAAGTGATAGGAACCCATGCATTTCCAGTATTAACTTTTAGTACACCATTTAGATCAGGTTGTACAGTTCCAATTGGTGTAGTAGTTGATCCACTAAAAGTTCCACCTGCTCCACTATCCTGAGCCATCACATCAATACCTGCTCCTGGTAAATTTGTAGTTAAAATACTCATACGAAATTCTCCAATCCAATTAATAAAGGTCTTTCATCATTAAACATCCACTCAAGATTCTCCATCCTACCAGTATTCATAAACAAACTATATTTCTCTTTATCAATACCTCTTCGATGATCCAATCTTAAATCAATAGTTTCTTCACGTGCCTGCCATAGAACATCCCAGTCGATACCATACCATCCGTCTTTCTCACACTGCTGAATCTCTTCAGCCTGTCGGTCAAGATAGTATCCAAGATATCTTCCATGGTGTGCTCTAAAGATTTTCTTGAATGAACATAGGCAAGTTTCCATAGTGAAGAAGTTAATATCATCTTTCAACTCTGGAAAACGATCTATCATCTCATCGATAATTCCATCGCCAAAATCCTCAAGATTTCTGTACTCGCTCGCAGTGAGTTTTCTATCAATGTCGTCATCCTTACCTGCGGCAAGAAGAAGACCATTACGATGTGAACGGGAACCATCATAATCATCCAGCATAAGAGAACTAGGCTTGATATCAACTGCAGCAGTATGAAGAAGATGCTGCATATAGAACCAAGTAGAATAACGACCAAATTTGTGAAGGTTTCCTTTAAGAGCATTCCAGAGTTCATCAAAATTTCTTTCTGGGTCTCCGACATAATATGATTCCAATGCTTCACGCTGACTCCTATTTCCAATAAACTTTTGATATGATGCGAACATCTCTGGTAGATGACCCTTGTTCCACTTTGTGTCAGTCTGGTAACGCAGTCGTTTATAGTTGGTAGTATTCCATTGTGTCATACGATCTACGGTAGCTAACTCAAAGTCAGGAAACTCGTTCATCAAAATCCAAGCAGTTGGAAGATAGTACGTGTTACCATACAACCAACAGAGCCATAGCTTCTGTTCATCATTATGTTCATATCGTTTGTTGAGATAGTTCGTTGCCCATACAGCTGGATCGCAATCATCATACTTCAATGACCATGCGTACCAACGAATGAACGCTTCTCTGCGGTTTTGTTCTAAACGATAATCCATTATAGTAAAAATTCTTCAAGTGAAGGTTGGTCCATTAGTGCGTCACGAAGCCATGCTTTACCAACAGCATCAATAGCAGCCTGTGTCTTTGCTTTCTTTTTATCACCCCAAGTATAAGATTCTAAACCTTCAATCCTAAATTGATCTCTTGCTTTGTAAGGTGGTAAAGCCGATAGTGGATTGACGATAGCATTATCTCTATAAGCCACCTGTTCGGCTCTAGTGGGGAATAAAGGTTGATCAGAGCGGAGCGAGCCTGTTGGGTCAACTGCCCAGAAGATGAGTCCATTACGGTAATGCCACGTGACTGAAGATGGTGTACAAGAAATTTTAAGTCGTTTAGATCCTCGTTCTTCAACTGCATATTTGATCCAACAGTCCCAGCATTTACTTGCGTATCCATTTCCTTCTTTTCCTTCAAGTGTGACAATCTCATATAGATTAGCATAACCATCACGATTAAATGTAGCAAAGATCAATGATACAACTTCACCATTTACTTCATAAGACATTGGTGGTGCTTTGTCGTAGTTATGAAAACGATACCACAACGAATGTGCAGCCGATAAGAATTTTGTATTCTTACCAGCTGGCGAGTTTTTAATAAGGTCTTCAACCTTCGTTGAATTAACTAGGTTCATAATTTTGATAGTCTACTTCATTAGTAGCTACAACTCTTTCTAATGTCATTGTAAGATGTTCATCAAATGTAACGTAGGTGTTCATAGGAATTTCAGTTGTAACTCCAACTACCTTTGCACGATTAATAATGTCCTCTGTTGATGTAATTATACACCCATTAGTTAAAGATGTCAAATATAATGGACGCTTACCATTGCGGTATGCTCTTACTTTTCTATCGTTTGTAAGTTCAATCGCACCCATTGACATATCAGAAAATTCTTGCAATGGATTACTAGAATGTAGAATCAACTCACTATCATTCTTAGTCATACACTTGTAACCATATAACTGTTCCCAGTTCTCTGGCAGTTCCTGTGTGATAACCCCATTGTGAACAATAGACTTTGTGCCATGCCCTAAGGGTTGATTATATTCCAAATCGCTAGTGCTATAACGACAATGACCAATAAGATATAAAATTCCATCTTCGTTCACCATATCTCTCAAGTTATCATCGTGTAGATGAATAAAAGCAAATTCATTGGCAGGTCTAGATTCCTTAATGGTTGTAATTTCTCTACTCCACTTTGGAAGGTAAGACATACCTGTAGCATGCATTCCTCGAATCTTAGACTCAAGGAACACACGTTTGATCATTTGAAAGTCTTCCTTAGTTGGAGACTTCAGTACAGCACCAATAACAGCACACATTATCCGAAGAACTCCTCTAATGCACCCACTGTAGTAGTCTTTGGTGGATGATATTTATGTAAGACCTCAGTACCAAGTTTTGATTCCAAGTACGTATGCCACTCTTCACTATCCCACATACCAGCATCGATACCATTCCAAAGGTTACGACCGACATGACCTGGATGTTCTTTGTTAAGTCTACGTGACTCAACATATTCATAACGACAGTCTTCATATTCTTTGGAACCCAACTCAAGCATCTTCTCTCTGAAGTATACAACCAAAGAAATTCTTTCTGCCACATCATCAAGCAATTCGATCTGAGTATTACCATGCATAACTTCATGGTTGTTAATGAGTAGCAGATCTCCAGGTCTTGGATTTACAGCAACTCGATATTCTGGCGCAACCAAATAACAACCACGATAGTTACCATTGTTAGTGAGTGTCAACAGATTAGAAAGACCATTAGTAAAATCACCAGCATCAAAGTGACATGCAGTACGGAATGATTTGTTTACAGTGATAGTAGTGAATGGTGTTTCTGGAACTAAGAATCTTGGATCTATTTTCTTAGCTGCTTCCATCTGATTTTTATAACGCCATGGCAATAGTTCTTCAAAACCTTTAGCTAGTTGCTGCAGGAATGGGAATGCCATAGCAAACTTCTCTGGTTCACGAGTAGTATATGATGTTGCACGACCATAGGGTAGACGTGGATAGCGATCGAACCAACCAGCAATACCAGACATAACACCATTGGCATACGTAGTTGAGCAAACATATTTGTCAGAAATGCGTTTTGCCTCTGCCATCATTTCATTATTGGAAAGAACCTTAGTGGCATCAACCCAATCTTCAAAAACAAAGTTATCTTTTCTAACTGCTTGGATACCCCAAACATTATTACGAGTAGATGGTGCTTCTTTCTTGTTCTTGAATTCTGCACGAATAGTTTCGATTGGATCTTCACCATACAAATTTGCACCTGGATTCGTAAAGTAATCAATCACTGCATATTCGTATTCAGTGACCCACTCACGATTACCCAACTTCTCTGCTCTTGGACCAGCAGCCATACCTCTGTTCTGAGTTTCAATTGCAGCTTCACGCAATCCAACATATGCTAGATCTTGTTGTTCTTTACTGAAATAATTCTTACGAAACTTTAGAATTATTCTCTCTTCAGAGTATGTCAATTCTGGATGACCTGGAATTTCTGGCATATAAACATCTGTGTCTTCTTCAATCAGATGATCATAATGTGACTCATCTGGAAATTGTCCCAGCATATGAGTCATATCGTGTTTCTGTTTAGCTACAATTACCTTTACCATTTCTTTCTCCTAAAACTTAAATCCTTCAAAGCCTTCTGCCTTTTGTCTACGACCAAAGTTACTCTTATCAAACATCGGAGTATCATCTTCCTGTCCAGCATCTGCCAATCCAGTCTGTGCTGATGCTTCAACATCATACAACTTCATCTTGGCTCTATCAATTCCCACTACAAATCTCTTATAGAAACTTGGATCATTATAACGATTCTTCAACTGCTTAACAATAATCTGATTCAATCCTTCGAGTTCTTCATTGCTGACCAAAGCAAACATAAAGTCAGCTGTCGCTGGCAA